TATTATGATGAGAGGGTCCTCGAAAGGGGACCCTCTTTTAGTTACAGACCACCAAAGATTGGACGGAGCATCCAAGAAGTTCTGTCGGGAACATTGTTGTTCTGGTAAGTTACGGAACTGTTATTGTGTGAGACGTTGTTTCCACCGCCACCTCCAGAAGGAGCAACTGCCATTGGCTGAACTGATGCGGCGGCATTTACATTTGCGGTATCGCTTTGAATTGCAGAAATATCAGAGCCTATGGTTGAAGGATTCGGAGTAATATCGGCTGCGGCTCCGACATTTTCATTATAGGCTTTAAAGAGTGACTCCATAAAACCCTCATTTGCATCACCCGAGATACCAAGAAGTTGTTTACCTTTATCAATAACATCATTAGCTCCAGGCACTAATTTCTCTGCGGTATCGGTAACTGTTTCTGCAATTCCCTTTTCGGCATTATTTAGATCCTTTTTGGCTTCCTTTTGTTTACGCTTTAGATCGGTTGTATCTCCAGCGGCAGCAAGGAGGCTCTTTTTGGATGAATCGGTTTCGGCTCCTGTCTGTGTAACAGTACCACCGAACATCTTGGCAAAACTAACACTACGAATTGATTTTTCAATATCATTTGCTCCAAGAGCTCCAGCAGCAGATGCGACCCAACCTTTTACTATGTCGAGAGGGAGAGCGACCAAAGTCTTCATAAAACCTCTAAAGATTTCACCTACGGTACTCATAACATCACCGTTGTTTATTGCATTACCAATATCAGCAAATATATCAATAAAATTCTGGAAGAATTGTTCCAGTGTATCCTGACCGGTTTTAATGAATCTGTGAAAAAATTCGGCAATGATGTCGGAGAAACTGAATGAATCAAGTGCTTTTTCTATACCCTCAAACCCAAGCGCACCGGCAAACCAAGAGACGGCATCTTTTAATAGATCCAACAAATCTCCGGTAAAAGAATTAATTATACTCACTGTACCAACTTCAATAGCCTTTCCAATGTCACCAGTCTATTTAAATTCATCAAAGGCATCGCTTATTGCGCTTACTGCGGTAAGTATGACCCCAATCCATCCAGCAAATTTACCAAATACTTTTCCGATTTTAAAAGTAATTCCTACGATTGCCTTTACAAATTTAAAAATTCCAACAGCATATTTCTCCATTTTTCCAATCCAAGGGAATAGCTCCTTTAAAGACATTATTTCATCTCCTCTCATGAACATATACAGAGATGCCCGAATTGTTCTTCCAATCTTTGTAAAAAAATTACGCAGGAAATCTAATGACTGGACAACGGGTTCAAACAGCCAGCCGGGTCCAGCAATTCCAAGTATTCTGGCTAATTTATGAATACCCAGTTCTTCCATTAAAATGTTTTTAATTTTGCCCAATACACCGAATAATGTTTTATCTAAAACTTTTCTAATGCCGCTAATAAATCCAGCTAATGATCCTAAAACTGCAGTACCAATTCCTAAAAGTATTGACCAGAAGCCTAAACCACCTTCCAAACCACCTTTTAATTTTTTATCTTCTTTACCAACAACGGTACCTTCTTTTTTATCTTTATTCTTCTTATCTTCCAGTCTGTTCTCTTCGGCAGTAAGTTGATTTGTTTGAAGAGCTGTAAGGATATCCTTTGTAAGACCATATGTACTTTCCAGAATGCCAATCATATTGAAGGTATGAAAAGCAGTTGAAGCGGTCTCCTTTGATATGATAAAAAGATTTGAACTGTCCTTGGCACTTAAACCAGAGGATTTTTCTTTATCTTCTTTATCTGTTGATTTATAATTCTTGTTTAGATCCTCGCATAGCGACTTTATTTCGGCAACCAAAGACTCCATGCTGACGGCATTTTCAAGCGATAGGTCGGCAGTATTTAAAGTATGGTTTTCAATTGAACCAAGTATCTCATTCGAGACCTTTAGTTCGAGAATCATCTCTTTGAACAGTTCTTGTTTATCGCGTGATTCGGCCATATAGGTTACTTGTTAAGTTTTTTCTTGGCTCTTTCGTTTTCTTCTTTAATATGATCAACAAGAAGAGCCACGTAGATTTCCCTCTCCCAAGGCATCATATTGTCCAATTCTGTGAGACTGTACTTATGATGTTGCATTAGGGCAAAATTGGTCTGGTAATGATTTACGAGACTGTCATGAGAGAGGGCGATGAGAAAAAATTCTGGATTCCCTTAAGAAGGAGTGAATTCTTTTCTTTGCAATGAGCACAATCAAATTCAACCGTGTGTTGGAGTTTTGGCATTGCCTCAATGAACTTCTGAATCTTAAGGAACTGTTCCTGGTTCAGAGATTCAATAAACTGATTGAGCTCTTCCTTGGTCTGTTCGGAAGCTGGGTACGATTGTTTCTCATCATAGATGAAGTCAATACAACCCAGGATCACATCAAAGGCAAGTTTTGAACTGCTTTGGGTATCACCGGTTTCTTCGCTTGAAAGTTCGGCAATGAGGTCGACACGTGGCCAATTTAAAACAACGCCGACTGTTTCGGTAAGTTCAATTTTGTTACTTGGCAGATTCTTTGTGTCGATTACAATCTCATCAAGATTGACTTCAACTTTGGTGGTGTTCTCGCACTTTACGCATTTAAGGTTTAGCTTGGAGATTTCACCAACAGACTTTGAACGGATACGCAAGAACATATACTCCATATCAAAAATGGGCAACGTATTTGCATCAAGTTTACCAAAAGTACAAGAGCTAATGGTATCCTTTACGGCTTGGATGATCTGCTTCTGGTCGCCCGATTCGAGGGCGATCATCAGCATCTTTTCTTCCTTTACTAGGTACGGACGGTACTGAATCTTCTTTCCGGTGGAAGGAAGTTTGGTTTCATACTTTGGTGTTTCAATAATTGGCAGTGGCATATAATTATGGTTTTTTCAATGGAGAAAGATAATTTCCGTTAGTCAAAATACTTTTAAAATTTTCACTCGGAGCAAATTCATTATTCATAATGTTCGGCAGTATTTCATAATCCGTAGAAACTTTTACTGGAGCCTTAAGTGGAATTGGAGAAGCTCCGTCAAAATTTCCCATGATAAAATTTTGAGGTGATGTCTTAGGTTCTGCTGGTACCTTATCAACAAAGAAATTTTCATATGTTAAGGTTACACTAAATTTCTGAGCAGTATTTTCAGCATTATTATCCAAGGTGATCGGATTAAAAGTTATCGGATATGCATTATGTAAAACTACCTTGTAAATGGGAAGATTCTTTTTGTTCAATTGGACAATTGTTACATCGGTAACGTAATTGTTTAAATAATTTGCACGGTAGTTATTGTAACCTATAATTTGATCCGACCAACGATCAAAAATCTTTTTAATGTAATAGTCATTCGTCAATAAAAATGTAAAAGTGACATCCTCGTTAATAAAACCGTAAGGAATTTTAACCGATTGCTTTATGGATTGATAGTCGGCTGTCAGAATCTGTCTTCCCGGAAGCGTGCAAGATTCACATAAAATGGCAATATCACGCGGATCATTCACTAAAGACTTTACATTAAATCCACCACCAGAAAGAGCATTGGTAATAATGGCATTCAGATCCAAGTTGAATAGAGTCTGATTTGGTGGAGTCATATACACCGCAAAACGATTCTCCTGAGCAACACCGCCGTGCTTTACAATTGAGCTCTTTAAATTCTCAATACTGTTGCCTAATACATTGTCGATTAAATTGGCCATGTGAATTATCGAGCGGAATACTGCTTGCGGGAATCCAGCCAGATTTGCGTCTTTGTGGCACCCTTAAAGTGTTCGGTTGGTAGGAAGATTGCTGTTTCCCAGTCGGGAGCAAATACCTGTGATGGTCGGGTTTTCATATGACCCGTGAGATAGTGCTTGAGACAGGGAGAGAATTCACGAAGTCTCTTGGCACTTGCAAGCAGACTATAACGAATCTTGAGACGGGTTTTCTCCGTGAGTTTATCATCGGTAATAGTTCCAAGTAGTTTGTCAAGGAACTTGGCACGAATCTTAGGATGCAGGTAATGTAGGTTGAGCCCAAGGAAACCACCTGGAGCCGGACCAATTACCAGTACCAAAGGAAATCTGTCGTAGTATGGCAGTTCTTCTTTAAACTTAGGATCATACGCAAACATATACATATTGCCCCAAATTGCTTTGGAACGCTGTTGCAGTTTATCATCATTCAGAAGCGCCTTACGGTTAATTTTACCGTTTAATTCCTTGACTCTTTGAATGAACCAGTCTTTTGCTTCAGCCGAACGCTTTTCAAGTCCCGTGGAATTGAATTCTTTTTCAAATGTGGTGAAGAGTGAGACTGCCATTAGTTCTATTTATATGTGTTTAGAGTATCTTGATGCCCAACTTACGGAGCATATCCTCGTCCCATATCTCAAAAATCCAACCTCTATCGCTGGCGTACTCGGTTGCGGCTTCCCACTTGGAAATGTTTTTGGCATACGTCATGACCTCGGTAATGTATCTCTTTGTCTTTTTACCTGGATTCTTGGGTGGGTTTACTTCTTTCTTGGGTTTTACCTCGATTAACATTACGCGCCCATCGACAAATTCAAACTTTACATCAACAAAATAGCGGTGGACTCTGCCGTCCGTCTTACAGCGGTAGGGTATCACAACCTCTTCCGAGCACCATGACGCAACGAATGATTGTTCGTCCAGCCATCTGAAAAGCTGTCGCTCCCAGAGAGAACGGTAGACGATGTTTGACACATTGCCTCGGTATTTGGATGGATTCTTAGGCGTAAAGGTACCCTTGTATGTCATATAAATAGTTATTTATGTCGACTAAGACAATACAATTTTCTAAGGAGAAACTATAATGGCAGATACAATCAATGGTCTACCGGTATTTGATGGCAGCTATGGTAGTTTAACCGATGTAGCAAAATCGGATCCTATTGTAATGGCTCCTTTTAATGTTGCATCGACACCATTATTGAATCTACCAACTTTTGTATCTAAAATATCACCTTTAAATACCGATCTATCTCAAACTGGTAAAGGTTCGGGAAGTACAGGTTTCAATAATACTTTTGATGGTCCAGATCCTTGGGTCGGTTATCGTCCAAGATTATGTTTTCCTATTGAATTAACACATTCAAAAAATAACTGGATGTTTATGTCATTTGGAGTAAGAGTTGGTAGTCCAGGAGCCAGAGAAATTTACCTTCCCATCCCTCCCGGGCTTACATTCTCAGATTCAATGTCATATTCTTCTTTGGATTTAGGAATTTTAGGCTCAATAGGTCAAGACACCATAAAGGCAATGGAAAAAGCCAAAGGTATTAAAAATGCAGTTGGTGCGGGAATCGGTGGGCTTGCAGGTAGTTTAGTGAATAAAGCTAAAAAAATGAATATTGCTGCCGCTTCCTCAATAGCGGCAAGATATTTTCGCCAAGAAAGTATTGCAAATACAATTGATTTTAGTACAAAACAAATAGTTTCTCCAAATACTAATACCGCATTTCAAAATACCGGTATTCGTAGTTTTGGTTTTAATTTTAAGATGATGCCAAAGAGCAAAGTTGAAGCCGAAACGATTACCGCTATTATTAAAACTTTTCGTGAAAATATGTATCCAAAGGGTAATGATGTTGTTCTTAGTTATCCTCCAATATGGTCGATGAAATTTTATGAGGGTTCCGGAAGAGAAAACCGTAAGATTCCTAAAATTTATGAATGTTATCTTATTGGAATGACTGCAACATATAATGGAACTACAAATATGTTCCATGAAGACGGAAGCCCTGTTGAAACCGATGTTGCTCTTCAATTCCAAGAAACACGAGCACTTACACTTACAGACATTGTACGTTTATCGGAGCAATAATATATGCCATTTTTCCAACAATTTCCCAAAATCCAATATGATTTTGCCGATAATGGTATTGATACTCGCGTAGTCGATCTTTTCCGTTTTGTAAAAGCCGATGAAAAATACTTTGATGATGTTTCAACATATCAGTATTTTCAAATTAAAAACGGCGATAGACCTGACATTGTGTCAAATCTGTTATACAATACTCCCGACTATTATTGGACCTTCTTTTTAGTGAACGATCATCTTAAATCTGGTCTTTCCGGTTGGCCAATGATGCAAGAAGAACTTGATGACTATCTAGAAATCGAATATTCTGGAACTGCAATTCAAACAACTCCGATTATTGTTCGTGACGGTGACGATATTATCACTGAATACCGTAATTCATTAGCCGGTCGTTTTCAGATTGGTGAAACGGTTTATGGATCTGAATCGGGTGCGTATGGTCGTCTTGCAATGAAAGATACCCAACTGAGCCAATTAGTGATTAAAGAAGTTGTTGGTACCTTTCAGGAAAATGAATTTATTACTGGAAGCACAACGGAAGATAGTGTTGCGTCAAATGCCGTTTTTAATTATGTTGAGGCTCCGCGTCACTATCAGAACCCTCAAGGCTCCATCTATTACACTCCGATGTCGATCAATGAACAGATGACTCCGGAAGGTGTTGATCCTGCGGTCACGAATCCTATATTGGTTCCGGTGTCGAACCGTGAATATGAAATTTCATTGAATGACCAACGTGCAAATATCAGAGTTATTCGCCCCGAGTCTATCTACAAATTTGTTCAGATTTATCAAGGCTTGATCAATGGCTAATAATTCAAATATTGCGGTAATTAATACAGATCAGGTTGTATTACCATCGGCGTATGCAATTGAAAGCATTATGTTGTCAAATCATAACGGTCGAATCATTGATATTCAAAAAATTGTTACGGATTTTTCTATTACAGAAAGCATTTATCACCCCGGTTTAATCTTATCTTTAAATGTAAAAGATACAGTAAATCTAATGGAAGAATTTAGATTGACGGGTCATGAAACAATTACCGTAAATCTTTCAAGACGTGTTTATGTAATGGGCAGCAGCACTACATCTAAAATAGCAACAAATAACGATGGTAAAGAAGAAAAAATAAGCCATTTATTTTATGTAAGTGAATACCCACTTTATGCTAAATTTGAAAATCGAGTTCAGGTTTATACAATAAAGGGTGTAAGCAAACATATATTTTTATCCAAATTCAAGAAAATATCTCGTTCATATACCGGTGATATTAAAAACTTTGTAAAGGAAGTTTTGATGAATGATTTAGATGTACCTTCATATAATATTGAAGTTACCGCCGAAAATACATCTGTCGTGAAATTTATTGTACCAAATTTATCCCCTATTGACGCAATTCAATGGGCATTGCGTCACGCATATGATTCCCATGGTTCTCCGTTTTATTGTTACGAAACATTGTCGGGTAAAATAAAAATAGATTCTCATACAGATTTTGATAAAAGAAGTAATGATAAACCTTATAGAGAATTTAAGGAAGGAAGATTTTTTACTACCAAACAGGGTTCATTAGAAGATTATAATGAAAGACGTTCAAGAATTATGGATCTTTCATCGGATATTCGTATGTCCAAACTTATGTCCGGTGCAAATGGTGCATATGCTTCAAAAAGCATCTATGTAGATATTGCAACAAAACAGATTGTCACAACGGAGTTTGATTATAATAAAGAATTTTCAAAAATGTCTAAGATAGGTAACTATTCAACACTATCTCAGAGATTTACTCCCGAGGGTATTGAAGCAGGAAAATCATACAGCGAGGATAGATCATTTTGGGAAAGAGCTGAAAATATTAAATCCGGACGCGGTAAGAGTCTTTCTGATTTTAAAAATTCTAACATTAATTATATTTCATTGAATTCTCAGGCATTCAACAATATAACATTGAATTCTGATAAACTAGATTATAAAAATACTTCTAATTATCACGGAAGTACCGTAACATCGAAAATCAATATTGCGCAATCTCTTACAGAAAATTTAGAAACAATTGTGCATGATTTTAATGTTACAGGTGATTTTAGCCTTAATTGTGGTAAAATTGTTTTACTTACTATTGCTCCAGCAGAAGACCCTAAAACATCTAAAAAAGGTTCTTTAATAAACAGTAGGGCGCCAGGCGTTGATAGATTCTTTACTGGAAATTATGTGGTAACATCAGTTATACATAATTTTGCAGAAGATTATTTTTCTTCCGTACGAGTAAAAACTGATAGTTTTTCAAATGACTTTTTAACAACATGATAACCTCGCCCGATCAATTTATTGGAGGTACCTTTGCGTGGTTTACGGGAGTTGTTGAGGATATTAATGACCCCTTTCAGTTAGGTCGCATAAAAGTTCGTTGCATTGGTTATCATACCGACGATAAAGGTTTAATTGCAACATCCGATTTACCATGGGCAACTCCCATGATGCCAGTAAATTCCGCTTCAATGTCGGGTATCGGTATTTCAGCAACTGGTATTCTACAAGGTTCTTGGGTTGTGGGGTTTTTCCGCGACGGTCCATCGGCACAGGATCCTATTATTCTTGGAACAATACCATCTTCATCCGTAAAATTACCAGATAAATCAAAGGGTTTTTCAGACCCTGATGGCAAATACCCTCTTGAGTTGTTTGTTACAAATAATTTTCCAGATACACCAACAGAAGCAATAAATGGTGCAAATAAAATTTTATATAGTGAAGCAGACGCATACAAAAAGCGTGTTGCATTATTACAAGACAAAGTCATTACGGCAACCGCACCAAGGATGACTCTTGCTAAAATTTCAGATAAAGACTCATATATTATTCCAACTGCATGGAAAAGTTGGGAAATTAAAACAGTTATTTCTCCTCAGTATCCAAAAAATCAAGTATTTCATAGTGAATCTGGACACGTCTTCGAGGTAGACGATACACCAGACAAGGAAAGAACCCTGGATTACCATAAATCAGGTACTTATAAGGAAATTGATGCTCAAGGTAATGAAACTACAACGGTAGTTGGCGACAAATATACCGTAGTTATGGGAGATGAAAATGTCTACATCAAAGGGAACAAGGGAAAAGGAGGATACCGTTTAACAGTTGAGGGTAATGTTCGTCAATATGTAAAAGGAGATTATCATTTAGAAGTTACCGGTAATAAGACGGAATATATTCATGGACACCGTCAGTCAAAAATTGATGGCACTGATCATTTAGATACAAAAAAGTATCTTGAAACCGTTGAGACAAGTTTAAGTGGACATCCATCAGCGATTAGCAGTAATGGCGGTAACCCAGTTTCTAATGGTTCGGTTGCAAGTGTTACATCAAGCGGCTTTCAGGTCAATTTTGCATCTATTAATCTAAATGGCAACGTAAATTGCCTAAACGGTGCAAGCGACTCATTTACAACGGTAGACGGTAAAACAGTTACCGTCGCAAAAGGTGTTATTGTTAATATCATATAAGGAGAAATAAATTATGGCAAACTTAGGATACGTTAATACGGAATGGGTGAAAACGGTAACAAAGGAAATTGATCAGATTCCCGATTGTGATGCTCTAGCCGAGCTCATTAAAGCAGTCGAGAAGATGATTAAGGAGCAATTGGAAGCCTTACTTGAAGAAATGGCTAAACTTCTTGAACTGGCTCTACCACCTACAAATTTAAAGAAACTGATCGCTTGGGCAAAGAAACACTGCGGTAAGTATTATGAAATGTATTTAAAGGTGGTGGCAACTTATGCCGAACTTGCTAAGGCATACTCCGACCTACTTACAGCAATTCAGAATAAATTGAATAAATTGCAATGTAACATTCAAATGCCTTCGATCAATGATATAATACCGTCAATACCGGATAGCGGATTGTTTAAAACTGTAAATGATGCATATAAAGATATTGCCGCACTTAAACAAAATTATGCAGATAAGGATGTTGCAGCCGGATTATTGAATGTATCAAATATGGCGGACCGAGTAAGTACCGACCCAGCAAAGAGTCCTATTGCAAATTCCGGAGGTCAGGCTGACGGCTATATTGCGTCCAAGCCTACTCTTGACCGTCCGAATCCGTAAGATAAACATCTGGAATATTGTTATAAATAGCATTACTCCACATGGCAACCATTCGACCACAGAATTATTCTGACTACAACGTTACCGAGACTATTTCGGCTGTTGTATCCAAGAAATCTCTGTATACCGATTTGGATCTGAGTTTGGCGTTGGATGGTGTCACAGGAGGTGATATTGTACCTCTTACCGACATTGATGCCGTTGTTTATGCCGTAAAGAATCTTGTTCTTACCAATTTCAACGAGAGACCATTCCAACCCAACCTTGGCGGTAATATCAGCGGCATGTTATTTGAACCAGCCGACCGTCTTACAATTGCCTCTCTGCGTAATGCTATTCACTACATTCTGGAAAGATATGAACCACGTGTCGATTCGGTGGGAGTTAATGTTGTAGATGATTCCGACAATAACCGTTATGGGATTACAATATCATTTAGAATCATCGTACCCAATCGTTCGGTCGATATGACCCTATATCTTCAAAGACTTCGCTAATTTACCACCATGGCTCAATTCAATGTAACCGAACTGGACTTTGATAAGATCAAAGATTCCATTAAAGATCACTTCCGTTCTCAAAGCAAATACAATTCTTGGGACTTTGACGGTTCGGGTTTATCTCTGCTGCTTGACATCCTTGCATACAATACCCATTACAACGCAATGGTCGCGCATCTTTCATTAAATGAGACCTTTCTGGATTCAGCTCAGATTCGTGGTAATGTAGTTTCACACGCCAAACTTTTGGGTTATGTTCCACGTTCCTTCACTTCTTCAAAAGCGGTAATTAGTTTTTCGGTAACCGGAGGTGTAACACCTCCGGCGTATCTTCAACTGGACAGAGGAACTCGTTTTACTACAACTCTGGATCAAGTATCGTACATATTTGTTGTTCTGGAAGCGGCATCGGCACCACTGTTGGGTGGCGTCTATACATTCTCCAATATTGAGGTAACACAGGGAACCCTAAAACGTATGCTTTACAGAGTTGATAATTCTCTGGAGAATCAGAAGTTTACCATGTCGGATGACAATATTGACACCAATACAATGCGTGTCCGCATTAAAGCCAATGAAGAATCCAGTGAATACGCGATTTATACAAAATTCACTACACTTGTCGGTATTGATGAAACATCACAAATTTATTATCTCCAAGAAGATTCTCAAGGAACCTACGAAATTTATTTTGGTGATGGTGTATTGGGCAAGAAACCAACTTCAAACAATATTGTAGAAATAGAATACGTCTATACCACAGGTAAGACAGCTAACGGTGCAACAACCTTTACTGCAAGTGATATGATTTCGGGTTATAATGTAACTTCCATTTCTACTGTAACAGCTTCATACGGTGGCGCAATTCGTGAGACCATTGAATCAATCCGTTATAATGCTCCGCTTACCTTTGTGGCTCAGAACCGTGCTGTAACCGCAGACGATTATCGCGCTCTTATTTTAAGAAGCGTCGGCTATATTGAAAGTATTTCCGTCTGGGGCGGCGA